CGAAGAACTTTTTTTCCATGTCGGCGACAAGGGCCTCGGTTTCTTCATTCATTTGATTTTCATTCAAAGAAAAAATATCCACAATGTAGCCGATCTTTTTCCGAACCCAACGGTCGGTTCCCTGGGGTATATATTGCTCGCTTCGGGCGATCACATTCGCAAAAGGATAATTTTTAATTTGCTCGTAGGATTGTATATCACGATCGGCGTAAATATTCCGATTGTATCCGTTTGCTTTTGTGATCTGGGTAAGATTCCAAAGGATCGAAGCCGATAAGGTTTCCCGAAGCGAATAGGCGGAAGTTTCCGCTTCATTCATGGCGGGCGGGGTTCCCTGGGCCGAGGAATAAGGATCGAAAAGGTTTTGTTGGTATAGGATTTTAAGCTCGATCGTTATTCCGCCGTAAATTTTGTTCGATTCCATTCCCCAGGGGTCGTTCTTAACGAAAAAAACCTGGTTGCACGTCGAGTTTCCGGTCGAATCCTTCAAAGAATGGTTATTGAATAAAAGCTTTTCCACATCGGCCACGATTTTATTTCTCGATGTATCAATATCGTTGTTATTCTCCAGGTGAAAATCGAGAATGGCGACCGTTTCCTTATGGAGCCACCCCGACGAATGGCGGGCTTCCATAGTTTTCTCGGTGCCCCAGAATATATTTACGGCGGGATAATTTTTGATCTGTTCTTCGCTCCTGGGCTCCGAATTGATTTCGACAATATTATTAAAATAACCGTTTGCTTTCGTAACGGTTCCCAGATTATAGGCGAGAGATTTTCGAATTTTCGCTTTTATCGTGTCGCTCATATTGTCGAAAGAACCTCGTTTATATTTTCTTGTATCATTTTCCGCCCGAATTCCTGGAAGTTTTCGTATATATGTAAGCGTTTGGGAATCTTCACGGGCCTTTTTGTGAAAATCCATTCGTGCGAATATGTTTTGTAGCTTTTCCCCCGCTTGCTTATTCTGGATTCCGCCGTTGTTTTTTTCCAGGCGAGAAAGCCCTTCGCCCCTGGCCGTATCGTTTTCCCCGTTTGGTGGACAATCGCATACCAGGCGACCGCATCGTTCGCCATTGTCGCCGAAATATCTTCGCCTTCGCCGTGAAGATCGACGTGCCAGGATCGCCGAAGGGTTCCGGTCGGGGCGTTAAGCCCTGGGCGACCGCTCATTTCATTTTTGATTTCATAAGCGGCGAATTCGGCCACGCCCGTATAAAGTCCATGACGCAAACGCTCCGCTATCGTGCGTTTTTGCTTTAATAAAAAAGCCGTTGCGTCGGATTTTACGATAAAAGTTGTCGCCATTATATTAAATACCTTCGATAAGGATCGAGCAAAGCAATTGTTTCGGGTTGCAAAACATAATCGAACTTGTCGGGCCTTCGGCTTGTTTGCTCTTTATAGGTGCCCTGGTTCTCAAAATCGAACTGGTGCTTCATTACATATCTCATTTCGATTTCGCAAGCGGTTACGATCTGGGGGGCAACTTCACAAAGGGCCCTGGCAATGAAAGCCGTGAGAATAGCGGAAGCGTCCGAGGTTCCGATATTCAAATAATCATCTTGCTCCTGGATTGCTTCGCCTTCAATAAAAAAGTTCGAAGCCGAGCCGAAATAATACCATTGCACCGAAATACAATTCGAGCCCACGGCGACAATCTGGCCGACGCACCCAGAAGAAAGCCCTTTGACATATTTCCCGACCGTGAAAGTTCCTACGACGGAATTCAAAGCGAAATGAATTTTCGTATAATCTTCGTCGCTTGCGTCGGTTATTGTGGCGAGCCCCGTCGAACTTCCTTTTACGAATTCCGAATCTTGCTCGATAAGAATATCGCCGATTTGGGGGAGCCCGTAAAGATTATCGAGCTTAATAAAATTTTTAGATGTATCGACGGCGACAACTTTCGCACAATACCCGCCCGATGTGGTGGCGAATTTTCCAACCGCCCAGGAACCGCTCGAACTCCCGATTCCAAAAACCGATTGTGTTCCGTGATAAGCCATTCCGCCCGTATAGATCGCCCGAAGCCCTTTTCTCCAACGGGTAACTGGATAATTCAAAGAAATAGCGTGGCCGAAGCGGGAAGGATAATAATTGATTATCAAATATTCCTCGCCCGTATATAATCCCATACTCGAAGCCATGACCGAATTGATTTGAATAACAGGGGCCGCTTGCACAAGATATTCGATAACATCTTCCCTGGAATCCCAATATTCGGTATATTGCTCGATGTGTAATTTTCGGTTTAAAAATTTTTCGATCCTGGTTGAAATGGCGGGAAGCCAGGCGTTTATATTCCGTCTGTTTTTAGGATCGTCGCCCGCCGCATCGATGAAACCGCAATATTGCATTATCCTATCGGCGGAACTTAAAAGCATCTGTGGCATTTTTCCCCCAGGGAAAAGGCGGGGGAAGGATCGCTCCCCCCGCCCTTCGTTTAGTAATTCACGTTGAAAGTATCGTCCGAAGCCACGGCGGGCGTGGGCGGGCGATCGTAGTTAAAGAGCATTGCCTGGGCCAAAACTCCCGCTTCGGCGTTCGTCGAAACGGTTTTGATCCAGAAATAACGCTTTTTGCCCTTGCAAAGAACGAAACCCGTCTGGACGGCACCCGCTACGAGCGTTCCGAAGGTTGCGACGGTTTCCACGTCGCTTGCAACGGGCGAATTGCTCTCGGAAGCAATTACGGAAGCCACTACGCCGCCGCTTGTGGTCGCCGCCGCCGCCGAAATGCGGAGATAAATTTGGTCGTAAAGCATAGTGTCGATTCCGGTGGCTCCCGCCGCCGCACCGTTGTACTGCGTTCCGCTCCCGATTCCCGCCAGGGGAATTACGGAAGCAAACCGCCCCAGTTCGTTTAACAAACCTGGCATTTTAAAAGCTCCTTTTTTAAAGTTTCAAACATTCCGTTTCAAAAAATCATTCTCAACTCAAAACAAAATTCAAAACAAAAAGCCCGATCCTACCACAAAAGCGAATTCGTTTCGGCGTCGGCCACCTGGCAAAATGCGTTCTCGTTTTTGATCGCCGTATCGACCTGCATTTGCATAAGGAACCAGGTTTCGTCGTTCAAAAAGGCCGAAGAATTCGGATCGCTCGCCACATCGGTCTTTTTCAAAACCATGTTCGCCCAGGTCGCAATTATTAATTGCGTGAAATCGCCGAAGATCACATCGGAGCAACTCGTCGAGCTTCCCTTTGTGTTGGTCTTCGAAATCTGGGTGGTGGATTTGATCGGGTAGCCCACTCGATCTTCCACGGCTTTGTTGTCGGCCATGCCTTGATAGAGCCCGTAAACGGGGAAGCCCGTATTTCCCACGGCGGAAGTTCCCGAAGCGAAGGAAACACGTTCTCTTTTCATTCCCTGTTTTACAAGCGGGTGCATGACATAGGCGAAATTGCCTGTGTCGAGCAAGAGATCGACGTTGTCGATGTCGGCTTGCATAACCTGGGCTTTGTCGAGCGTGAAGCGGCCACCGCTTGCACCGAGGGCGGCGGAAGCGATAATCGAGTGCTTCATTATCCCTTTGGGTTGATACGAAGTTCCCGTACCATAGATAAGAGCTTTATGCCATTCGAGGGCGATCATAAGGGCCAGTTCGTCCAGAATGGTTTTCTCCGCAACGGCGGGGGCCTGGAGCAATAACAAGTTCGAAATCTTGTTATAGACGGCCAAACGCTTCGGCGTGAGGTTAATCATACCGAACTCGTTTTTCGATTGTGTGGCGACACCTGAAGGGCCAGGAACGGAATTTTCGCCGATCCAATAACCGACGCTTCTGGAAGTTACTCTCGGAATCGAAAGATTCGAGGTAAGGTTCGAAAGAAGGGTGGGCTTTAAGTCCATGATCGGCATTTTTGCGTGTGCAAGAGGAATCACCATATCGGAAACTTCGACGGGAATGAAAAACCCGCCCGCAATTCCCGAACTGGCGAACTGGCCCGCTGTGGACGCTTTCTGTATGGCCTGGTCAAAAACTTCCTTCTCGTATCCGCAATCTTTGCAAAGATCGTGGCCCGCACCGAAAGCCATAAGGCGGAAAGCTTTTGTGAAGGAAAAGGTTTTCTTCGAATCGCCTTCGGAGCCAGAAATGGTAATTATTCCTTTTGCTTTGAGAGCGTCTTCCAGGCGTTTCGTGGTCGCCTCGAATTCCGCTTTGATTTTATCGACGCCCTTTTGGACATCTTCGGCTTTTGCTTCCGCTTTTTTGGCGACCGCAATCGCTTCTGTCTGGAGCTTGTCAAGCTCGGTTTGCAATTCTTTTGGCAATGCCATTGCATTACTCCTTATTGTTAATGTTTTCTTTGAACCCTTTTATTCCCTGGAGAACGGTTTTGTAAAATGACTTGCTCCCGTTTCCGGTGCCGTCGTCTTCTCCGCCTTCTCCGCCTTCGCCTTCGTTTTCGTTGTCCTCGCCCATTTCGTCCATTTTTTCGCAAAGCTCTTTTATCTTTCCGTGGATCGCTTCGGAAAGTTCCTTGTGGGCTTTGTGGGCTTCGGTCAATTCTTCGAGCCTGGCTTTATGGATCGCCAGTTCTTCCTCTAATTCCTTGACCTTGCCGTGGACGGCTTCGCTTAATTCCTTATGAGCTTCGGCAAGCTCTTTGTGTACCTTGTGGTGGCCCGCCGATTCGTCCTTGTGCCCGACGATCGCCGCATTTATAGCGTCGAGTTTGTCGTGCATATCTTTTTTTAAACCATCAAAATCGAACTCCATACCGCCCTCCATTGTTTTATGTGAAGAAACCCATTTTTTCGCTTTTTCAACCGTCCACCCGTCTTCTTTCGGGAATCGATACGCCTGGAGCGTCGTCGAGCTTTCGCCTTTTAATTTCCCGATAATGGCGAAAACTCTGGGCTTGTCTTTTTTAATTGTGATCCGCCGAAAAGAATCCGCTTCGAATAAAGACGGGTCTTTTACCCGATAGCGGATTTCGTTTTCCGTTTCGTCGTAGCCAGGCTTCCCGATCGCCCCCTCGATCGATTTCTCGCCCGCTTCGTCTTCCATTGCGGCCAGGCGGGTATAATAATCGGGAATCTCGGCCAGGTGATCTTTGGCAATTAGGGCGAAAATTTCCTCGTCGGTGAGGGTGATTTTTCCGTCCTTCACGCTTGCCCGAATTTTATCGACGGTTTTCTTGTGCTCCCGCTCGATCTTTGTTCCCGCTTTTAATTCGTCGGCGGAATCGCTTTTATTTTTTCCGCACCCGCATTTGTGATCGTGCTTACAATAGCGGCAGTTATGTTTTTCCATTTCCTCGATAAGCGAGCCTGTCGATTTTATTGTCCTGGACATTTGAGTCAAAGCGTCGGGGTTGCAAGGCACCGAACAAACGCTCCATTCGAGAAGTTCGCATTCTTTGTATTCCCGCCCTTGCTCGCCGAGCCCGATTTCTTCCCGTTCTTCCTCGCTCTTTGGCGTATATGAATCCCTGGGAAGGAAACCAACGCTCGCCCCTTTCATAAATCCAGAAGAACAAAAACGAAAAGCGGTATCGGAAAGGCCCGTTCTATCCACCCGATCGTCGGCGAACAGGGCCCAGGCTTTGACCGCCTTCGCCTGGGAATCGTACCAAACTTTTATAGAATTCGCAACGGGGAATTTGTGTGTATCGTGCGAAAGATGAATAACGGGCTCCCGCTTGTAATTCGAAAGATCAATTCCCGAAGCCCGCACAATGTCGCCGTATCGATCGGGCGTTTCATTCGAGATTATATATTCGAGCACCCGAGTTTCGTATCCGTCCAGATATTCGAGCCCGCATAAACCGCACAGGGCCTTGCAATCGACCGCCGACAAATTGATCCGCTTCGGCGGGGAAGGGAGCGGTTTCATTATCGGCAAAGCGTCCGCCTGTTTTCCGAGAAGGTCTTTTATTTTTGGCATGGTTTACCTTTTTGTGAATTCTGGAAGTGTTCTTTTGTTTGCATAGGACGTAGAAATCGCCCCGTTCGGAGCGATCCTTTTCTCAAAGAGTTTTTCTTTTCTGCAAAGCAAAAGAACATTTCCAAAATTCCCTTGTGCAATTCGCCACTCGTATTCGGCCAGATTAATTTTTTCCATAACGCCCCCTTTTTTTATTCGCCCTTGTTAGAATACACGGTTACACATCTGCAATTAATTACGTCCTCTGCGTCGCCGTCCGGATCGAGCGGCATTTTTAGGCCATTCGAAAAAGATTTCCCGACCTCTTGAATTTCTCCGTCGATCATGTGCGACTCCCGAACGTCGTTATCTCTGGCCGTGATCCATTCCCACCACTCGATTTCTTCCGCCTTAAAAGCTTCCAGGCGGGTCATTTGTGTAACCGAACCGATTTCTGTTCGGGCAATGGTAACGGCGTTATTTATCCGAACCTGGGTTGCGTCGAAAACGGAATCCTTAATACGCTTCGCCGTTTCTTGCACCGTAAGGCCCTCGTCGAAAGCTTCGGAAATTGCCTGTTCGATTTCATCTCTGGCAAGGTCAAAATTCGTGGTGTTTATTCCTTCTACAATTTCCCGCCGAAGGGCAACGAAAGCCTGGGTGGATTCGTCGGTTACGCTCCAGGATACCAAACCGTTCGGGAGTTCTTCTTTAAGGGCGGTGGCGACACGGTTCATTTGATTTTTAACCTGGGGCTTATATTGAGAAATGGTTTCTTCGTTCGCCTGTTTAAGATCGAAAAGGAAAATTTCGGGAGACGGAGTTTCGGTGATTTTCTCGATTGCCTTTTTTGTTTTCGCCCAGGTATCTACCTTGTCCAACATTTCGTTTCTTTGATCGGAAAAAAGGCGGACGAACATTTTTTGCATTCTCCGTTCTCCAGGATCGAGAACCATTTTGCAAAAACTGTCGGCGATAACGGCGTTTCTTTGGGTATGCTTTTCGTCGATTTCTTTTTTTTCACCACTGGCCCCGCAACATGATTTTTTAACCATCTTCGATTCTTCCTTCGGAGCGGCGGGCTCCATGCCAGGCAAAGCAGGGTTCCCGATAATCGGTTTCTCTTTCATCCACGGGTAATCATCCACATTTACGTCTATACCAACAATTCGCACCGCTTCGGCGGTAGGTATTTGCATTGCTGTTATCATTTGTGCGGCAATGCGTGTTCTTTGTTCAAGATCGGCTTTCAACGCCTGGATTTCGGAAAGATCGGATTCGAGCAAGAGCGAAGGGTCGATATATTCCACCCATTGCGTGTTTATGGCTTCGAGAATATTGTCCTGGACGGGCAAATAGGTATCATACCAAAGCATTTTAACGCCCTCGACAACATTCGTATAGGGAATCGATTTCAGTTGAGCGAAGGCAAGCTCGTTCAAACCGTAAGCGGCCACCACTTCGTCTTTATTGATCGCCTTCATTTCCGAGAATTGCATATCGAGGTGGGAGCGGGTTACTTCCTGGAATTTTAAACCATTCCCCAGGACGGCCACGGAGCCCGCTTTATGGGAGCCCGAATATAATTCGTTCCACGATTTCGCAAGCTCCGACCTTTGGGCGGGGCTTAAATGTTGGTCGCCCGTTAAAATTCCCGAAAGCGTCGCATTGTTTTTGAAGAAATGATAATTGAATTGCGAAGCTTCGGAATCTTGCATCACGGCAAACTTGACAGGCACGAACGGGGCCATACCACGAAGCGAATCGTAGGGGTTAAGATTATATATGCGGATCAATTCGTTTTGTTCGTAATATAGAGCCCCTTCCTCGGAGCCTGTCTTTGCATTCGGCGGTTGCCAACGCCAATTTTTAAAAACTCCGTTCTCGATCTTTGGGGAAACCCAGTTGTCGTCGTATGGAAACCATAGATCGGGAATTTCGCCCTTGTGAAGATCGCACTTTTCGCCGTTCAATTTCGAAGGGATCAAAAAAACCTGTCCGCCTGTCGAGCGGAGCGTCGGAAGCATAAGGGAAAGAACAATCGATTCCCAGAATGTTGTCCTGGTTTGCCAGGGGTTCGGCTTGCGGAGCGAATCGAGAATTTCGTGTTTATATATATGTTCTTCCTTGTCGGTATTGTCCGTTCGCTTCGCAAGCTTGTGCGGAATCCTTTTTAAAACGGTGGCGATTTTATGCGAGCAAATATAAACCCACGAATGGCCCGCATAAGGCTTTTTTTCGTCGAAGCTTTGCGTCTGGCCTTCACTCATACGGAAGGTTCCGTAAAAATAAGAAGGTTCAAAATTCGGTATTCCCTGGGTTTTTTCTATTGAGCCACCGAGAATATTATTCGATTGCTCCCGCTCGATTGCGATCTGGAGTTGTGTTTTCACCTACGCCCCCGATTGTTTTCTTTTTTAACGAGAAGATCGATCTGGCCTTTAATATACGAAACGTCCGCCTGTATTCCCTTCATTTCCGCTATTTGTTGACCCTGGGTTTCAACTTTCGTTTCCAAACTCGATATTGAATATTTGAGCGTCGCCCAGGCGGAGCCCAGGGCAAAGACGGCCAGAATAAAAGTTACGATATATTTAATAAAAGCGGGATCGAGCGGAATCCGAATTTTGTTTTCCGTGTGCGTCATTTGAATAAATCCTTTATGTTTACGCCTGGAAGAAAAGCTCTCCCAAAGCCTGTGGGATCGTTGTCGATTGCTTCCTGTGTTTTTTCCTGGGCTATTTGTGCAGTTGTAAAAATAAGCGATCCGCCGTCTTGCAACATTCCGTATCCGCCCGAAACCGCATCGATCCGGTCGTCGTGGTCGTGCGTATCGTCGGGCGTGAAAGAATCGCATTCGTCGGCGAAGCCCTGGTTCCATGCACCACGGCAAAGAATAATGTTACCAAGTTCCGCCCTGGCACTCCAGGGAAGGCAACGGTTGTATTTATCGCCCCTCGGCTTCTCGGCCCGCACGACATAATTTCCCATTTCGGGGGCCTGGGAAATGTCGTCGATAAACCCACGCTGTTGCCCCGCTTCCTCGATTCCAACGATACAATTCACGCCGTCGTTCTGGGCGGTTTCAATTATTAATCGGCGAAGATCGGGGTAGGGAAGCTTCGCCCACCGAATATCGTGAATAAGAATTTTACCGTCTTGCATGGAAAGCAAGGCCCCCGCCGAATAATCGGCGGAAGTTTTTGTCGATACGGCCACATCCCAATAGCGGACGCAATGGCCAGTCGGTTTGAAATATTCGCAATATTTAAACCAATTCGAATTTATTATTCCAGAAGATAGATCGACGATTTCCCCGAAAATTTCCTGGCGGGCGAATTTCGATGTATAGTTTTGCAAAAGCATTTCTTTGTATTCTTCGCTCACGAAATTGTTTTCCAGGGTGCTTTGTGTGATAAGTTCGACGTTCTCCCGATCCTGGCTCAACTGCCAAACCCAATTTTTCCCCTTCGATGTGGTGGCGAGGAATACTTGCGGGGTTTTGCTCTGGCTCAAACGCCCCAGGACAATATCATATATATAGCGGGTTTTAAAATTGCGGGGCTCGTCGATTCCCGCTTTATGAACAAAGATACCACGGAGCGAATCGGGGTCGTCGCCCGATCGAAGATATATATTCCCTTTGAGATTCCCCCGAAATGTGGTAACGATCATGGAGCTTTCGTTTATTTTAAAATGAATCCCAGGGTCTTGCTCGGAATATATAAAGAGAAACTTTTTTATAATTTTCAACATCACATCACGGAGCGTCGGGTAGGAAAAGGAAACCAGAAGGAAATCTTCACCGTCGAGAACCGTATTGATTGCCCGCAAACCGAGCACTACGCTTTTGCCAGATTGAATTCCCGCCTGGAAAATGACGGTTCTTTTCTTCGATTCGAGGAAAAGTTTTTGCTTTGCGGTTATATCAATTTGCATGGTTTCCGTTTCCGCCATTCCCATTGGAAGGCCCAGAAATTACGGCCTGGGTTTCTTTTGCTTTCAATAGTTTATTTTCGGGCGGGGGAAGGACATTAAAAACAATCTGGAGCGGGGGGGCAGGCATCAATTCTTTTCCGCCTTCGCCTGTATGTTCGAGCCTCTCGACATAACCCCGTTCTTTCCCCAGGCACTTAAGAGCGAAACAGATCGCCCACCCTTCGCCTTCTTTTATTTTCTCGATCAATTTATTTTCGGTGAAATCTAAAAGCTTGCTCCGCACTTCGTCTCGAACCTGTTGGAGCTTCGCATCACGGCGTATATAATTGCAAAGGTTCGTCGGCGACATATCCAACATCTCGGCCGTTCTGGAAATAAAGCCCTGGTTTAAACGGAGGGCTTCGATAATGGCTTTTTTAGATTTTTTCATAATTCACACTTCATAAACACGTTGTTCACAAGTTATCAACATTCCAAAATACACCGATTTTTATACCTGCGTCCTTATAATAGAACGCCTTACGTTGTGAGTTAGTAGTTTTCCCCACAACTTATCAACAACGTCAATAGCCCTGCTCCAATATTACTATTGACCAACCGACTCCCGTACATTTTATGACGCAGATGGGAGAAAAGGGTCGTGATCGGTAGCACGTTGCCCCATGAGTCTTTGTTGATATTACAGATCAGGCTTATCCCTACCGTTTCACGCAGTTTTTTAAAATGGAAACCCGTATTAAAAACCATTATAATTTTCCTCCGCAATGAGGACATATTTTTTCTTTTTTTGTTTTGTCTGAATTTTCTTTTAAGATATTTTCTTCGGGGAAAAATTTCAATTCGCTTTCTGGAAAGCCCAACTCTTTCAATTCCTCAACTTCGAATTCGTTGGCCAAAACGTCGAAATCCCACTCGCCCGTATTCGCATTCAAGCGAATATTTAACTCCCGCTCTTTTTCTGGGGAAAGATCAATTTCCACACAAGGGAATTCTGTCCACCCCATGGCTTCGGCACACCGCACCCGTTGATTGCCCCCGATAATTATTCCTTCTCGGCCAGGGTGGATATTAATTACGGCGGGCTCGACCGCTTCGAATCTTTGCAAGGATTCCATAAGGGAGCGGAATTGAATTTCGGAAATCTGGCGGGGGTTATAGGAAGGATGAACGAGGGATTTTATCGGTAAACTTTTTATGTTCACGAATTGCACCCGTTCTTTCCCGCCGTTCTTCCCTATGAGGTGAAGGCGATAAGGCCGAATGTTGACTATGTTTATCAAGTATCTATTGAACGGTAATAAAATACGTCCGGAAACAACCCCTGTCAAATACATTTTGTAACTCTTTGATTTTAAAACAAATAAAAATGCACTTTTACCTTGCTTTTTTCGGGGAATTAATTATTTTAACATCATGCTTAGGAAAACCAACGCTTAATTTTCCGCACTCGGTGGGTCAAAACCCTTTATTCCGTTTTCCCTAAGCAGAAACGGGGACGGGTGCGGCCTTCTTTTTTGGGGGTTCAATGGCAAAAAGATTTACAGAAACAAAAATATGGGACGATCCCTGGTTCCAAGATTTAAAACTCGAATATAAACTTTTTTGGAAATATCTTTGTGATAAATGCGGGGTGGCGGGCGAATGGCAAATAAATATGAGACTTGCCAGATTTCAACTTGGGGAAGAAATTGACCTGGAAGACGCTATTTTCGCCTTTAATAATAGCAAAGAACGGGTCTTTATATCTGAAAACTTACTTATTATTAAAGATTTTGTGCCTTTTCAATACGGTAAAATTAATCCAGATAAAGTGAAATTTCATAAAAACATTAAAGAAAAGTTGGATAGTCTAAGGGATAGGGTAAGTCCTACCCTATGGGCTACCTCCCAAGACAAGGAAGAGGAAGAGGACAAAGATAAGGATAAGGATAAGGAAGAGGAAACCTCCGGACAAGATTCTATAGATTCTGTAGATACTAAAAATAAGCGATTTAAAAAACCAATCCAGAATTCACAAAAAGGTAAACCATCCGTGGAAGAAATAAAAATTTATTGCATAGAGCGGAAAAATTCAGTCGATCCACAAAAATTTTTTGATTATTACGAATCGAAGGGGTGGCTTATTGGAAAAAGTCCGATGAAATCCTGGCAAGCGGCGGTTCGAACCTGGGAAAAAAATAATTTTGATAATGGCTATAGGGCTCCTGCCGTTCAAAATAAATCGAGTCAGGCTTGCCCCGACGTCGAAATTGACTTGGACGGGGCGGAATGCCATTGTATAAAAAATCTGGGCCACCCAGGAATTCACGAATTTTCAAGAGACGACGGAATAGGGTTAAAAGATATTCAACTTCCAGAAATAAAGGGGGTGATTTAATGGTAGTAATTTGCCGACCGCATAAATCGAAGGAAGGGAAGCTCACCCTTCTCGATGCGATCCGTAAGGCCCTGGAGCTTGCGAAAATAAAAAAGGCGTAAGGAAAATCCATTACGCCCTTTTTGAGTTAAGAATGACAGCGACAAAAAAGATACGTTAAAAAAAGGAAAAAAGCAAATGGGTACAGAATTGGCATTATCCTATAACGAGGAACAGATCGGGCTTATAAAATCGACGGTGGCCAGGGGAACGTCAAACGACGAATTGAAACTTTTTCTTTATACGGCAAAAAGGACGGGGCTCGATCCTTTGGCGAAACAGATTCACGCAATAAAGCGGTGGAATTCAAAAGAAGGCAAGGAAGTAATGGCGATCCAAACGGGAATCGACGGGTACCGCCTTATCGCCGAGCGATCGGGGAAATATGCGGGCCAGGTCGGGCCTTTTTGGTGCGGGGCGGACGGGGTTTGGAAAGATGTCTGGCTCGATAAGGGCAATCCTTCCGCCGCAAAGGTGGGAGTTATGCGTTCCGATTTTAAAGAACCGCTCTGGGGGGTTGCCCGCTTCGACGCTTATAAACAGGAAGGAAAAAACGGGCTTACCCCGCTTTGGCTTAAAATGGCCGACGTTATGATAGCGAAATGTGCCGAAGCCCTGGCCCTTCGAAAATCTTTTCCCCAGGAATTGAGCGGAATTTATACGCACGAAGAAATGGCACAAGCGGATTCCATAGAGCCCCCCGCCCAGGCGGTTAAACCTAGTACCCCTCTTCTTTCCCAGGGAGAAAAAAAGGCGGAGCCAGAAAAAAAATCCGATCCGAATTCCGAAGCGAATAACGGAGCGGTGGAAACGGTTTTACCTGGTGAAAAAACGCCCGCTCCTGTCCAGGGGGAAATTGAACAAAAATTTTCCAAAGGCTTCGAAAAACCGCTCGACCTTCAAATGGTCGATACTTTCGGCGATATAGAGGGCCACGCCGAAAGCTACCTGGTGAAAATTGGGTGGATAAAATCGGGGCAAAAAATAACGGCAATCACCGAGGACGCAAAGAAACGCCTTCTGGCAAAGCCGAAAATGTTTCGTGATGCGGTCGAAAATTATCGGAAGGCCCAGGCGAAAGAAGGGGGGAAATAATGGAACAGAAACACCACCCCACCTTATCGCCTTCGAGCTTTCCCGCTTTGATCGCTTGTCCTTGCTATAAAAACGATGGGGAAGAAAGCGACGCATCGAAGCGGGGCACCCGAATGCACGAAGCCCTGGCCGAAGCTTTTTCCCCGAATGAAACAGGGAAGCCGAATTTTCATTTCGACGAAAAAGGGATGTCGCCCGACATGGTGGAAGATGTTTCGTGGGCAATGCACGAAATTAATTCCATAATTCCAAAAGGCCCGCCGATAGAAATTGAAACCAGGGTTTCCGTAATCGGCGAAAATTTCGAAGAAATCACTTTCGGTTCCGCGGACATTATTTGCGGCGGGCTTTTGATCGATTTAAAAACGGGCGAGGAAAGAGATTATCGCCCACAAATGGAAGCCTACGCCCTGGGAATAATGCAAAAGACGGGGCTCGGACAGGTCTGCGTTGTTTTGATTTATAGCAAGTCAAGAAAATCAGTTCAATTCTTAATCACAAAAGCCGAAGCGGAAGCGATTGTTTCCCAGGTCGCCCAGGCGGTCGCCGATCCGAATAAAAAGCCTTCCCCTTGTGATTATTGCGGGTGGTGTGCAAGCGTAGCCGAATGCCCCGCATTGACCGAGCGGGCCCAGGCGGTTGCGAAGGGGCGGGAAGATTGGGCCCTAGTTCAATATCATTCGAGTAAAATAGCCGAGCCCGCCGAAATGTCAAAAGCCCTGGAGCTTGCGAAGCTTCTTTCGAAATGGTGCGAAGCGGTCGAGCACATGGCGACCGACATGGTTTTGAGCGGAAAGCCGATTCCAGGCTTTAAACTCAAAGAGCGAAGCGGAAACCGGAATGTCGTCGATATTGACGGGCTTTTCCAGGCGGTAGGAATTCCCGCCGACAAATTTCTTTCCGCCTGTTCGGTTTCTCTCACAAAATTAGAGGAAGTTTCGGGGTTAAAAAAATCCGATTTCGATTTAACGGTCGAATCCTATACCGAGCGGGGAGCTTCGAGCTTTTCGCTTGCAAAAGAAAAGAAAAAAAAGGAAAAGAAAAAATGATTTATAAAATCAAATTTTCCCACGTTTACCCAAAATTGCGGGGCCAGAAATTCGCCCGCCTTCTATCTATTGAATTGCGGGAGCGGGCGGAGCTTTCGGAAAATTTCATAGCGTACGATACGGCCTTCGGCTTCGGCGAAGCTTATCCCTTGCCGAAGGGAATTTATTTGATCCTGGTTTTTCTGGGCGACGATTTAATTCCATTCACCACGGCCAGAAGATGGACGCAAGAAAAAGAACGCTATTATCGGGAAGCAATCGGAAGAAATTTCACTATTCAAATTAATTCAACCGAAGGGGGTTTTTAATGAGACAGACAAAAACGACCTTGTATCTGGAAGTAACTTTGACCGAGGAAGAATTACGCCTGGCATCGAAGGCAATGGCCGACGCTTTTCAGAAAAGGGCCCAGGCGGAAATAAAACTCGATTCTTTTAAGAAGCAAGTGAACGCCGACATTGCTTCCTACGAAGCAACCTTCGCCAAAAATTCCGTCCTTATCAATTCGGGGAAGGAATATCGCTCGGTGCCTTGCAAGATCGAATACGATTTTATCGCCAAAAAGAAATTTTATCTTCGCACCGATACGCTCGAAACGGTGAAGGACGATATTATCACCGAGGAAGAATTACAGGAAGAAATAAAGCTCCAGGACGAAAAAGAAGGGGGCCGAGAAGGAGGGCGACAATGCCGACGCTCCAAACTGATTTGTTCTTAGATATGGGTCGCCCTATAAATCGATTGCGGACAGAAATTCCCGCAACCAGGGCGACCGATCCCGCAAGCTCCCATATTGCGGAACGAAACGCAAAAATTAATTCTTGGCGAATGCGAGTTTATCGAGTTTTGCAGGATCACCCGCAATCTACGAGCTTTGAGATTGATACCTATATGGGAGTAAAATTTGAAGTCGCGCATCGACGCTTGCCCGAACTTGAAAAAATCGGGCTTGCGAAGCGTTGCACATTCGAGGGGAAACTATTTCTTCGAGAATGCCAGATTCGAGGAACAGTTTGTCAATTATGGGAAGCCGTATGATGCACCAAATTTTCCGCGAAATTCGCGTGAAAACGAAATACAGGTGCATCATGCGGATAGTTGTCGGTAATAAAATTTGAGGACAATTTATAAAAGGTTTTTGCGACTAAAAACAAAAAAAATGCGAAAAATAAAAACAACTATTTTATAACTTATTGATTTTAAAGGCAATATTACTATTGACTTTTGTTGACTTTTGTTGTATATTAATAGGTAAGGAAACAACAAAATAACCAAAGGGAGTCAATATGACAAACGCAGCAGTAAAAGCAATAAGAGAAATCGCAGAAAAAAACGCAATGTATAACGAAGAAACAAAAACTCTTGAAATAAAAACAGGCAGGATGGCTGGGAAATACACAAATTTAACAAAAAACGCAGCAATCGAAATTGTGAGAGTGAATTAATGAAAAAACATAAAAAGGGGGCGAAAGCCCCCAAGGTTTGGGATAACATAAAAGCAATGGAAAAATCTTTTCAAGAATGTAAATCGAAATGTGAAGAAGGGGCTATTTGTGATGGAATGTGTTTTAGGGCGGGATATTCTTTTGCATTATCTGGACAAATTGATTTTAAGGAGATTTACAATAAATGAATTTTGAAGATTTTATTTCAAAACAGAATTTAAAGGTTGGTGAAGATTATTCAATAAAATCTATGGAACAAATTGCAAGGCGGGCATGGGACGAAGCAATGCAATTCAACGAAGCGGCGTGCCTTCGTTCGTTTCTTATTTGGTGGTGCGATGTTGGACAGCTTGCCCTGAAAAAAGGCGTAAACGAACATACTCTTTCAGAAATGGCATTTGAAAGAGGATGGAAAGAAGCGATATTATCAAATAAAAAACTGCAATTCAATGATATTACTTGTAAATTATGGAAAAGGCATCCGCACGGATTATGTTATGATGATAGTATAAAACCAAAGAGATTTTGTGGCGCTACACCTTGTTTAATTAATAATTGTGCAGGTCAAAATGAAAACTGAAAAAATGGAAGTCATAAAAATTCGATTGTCCAGCGAAACGAAAGAAAAATTGCAGAAAATTGCAGAAAAAGAATATCGAACTTTCGATGCCCAATGCAGATTAATTTTAGATGCTTGGATACAACAAAAAAACGGTGCAAAAACACACTAGGGATTCAAATTTTACAACCGACAACAGCCCCATTGTGCCATTGGAAACGGCAACATAGGGCAAACGTTGCATGCAATTCCGGTTTTGAAAACCATTTATTATAGGGGCGCGCAAATGACAGAAACAGACAAATTGATCGAGCTGCAAGCGTTAATATGCGAACGTGAAGCTATGGTAGAAGAAAACGAGTGTCGCGAACGACAGGGGTACGCACACGCATGGCCTGGATCGTGCTTTAACGAACTGGCCGAAGCAATGCGCGCCCTGAAAACAGTGGAAGCAAAACCGGAACAGCACCTAACAGCGCCATGCTGCAAGGGCTAAAGCCACATGCCGGAAATACCGGCACGTCAGCATAGCGCAAACGTTGGTTGAAATCGCGCCGAAGAAAGGAAACAACATGAAAGCAATGAGAAGAATTATTGAAGACCTTAAAATAACAACAAACAACAAAAATGCCCCTCTTGTTAAAGCAGCAGAGGAAGAATTGGATATTATTGAGGGCTATTTGAAATATATTGGAGATTTACAAAAAAGAATTTTTGGAGATTCTAAGATCGGCGCGACATCAACCAACAAACAAAGTGCGCCATGTGTTATGTGCAAGGATGGTAAGCCCATTTCTACTCAAAAATATTGTGCGTGGTGTGGTCGCGTTTTTGATTAACGGCGCACATTTGTCGAACGTTGGTGTAAACGGCGGCTAATTATAGGAGCGCGGAATGAATGCAATAAGAAATGAAATTATGTATTCTGTTTTTTTACAAAGGTCAAAATATCAGCAGCTTCTTGATAAAAAGCACGGCGATGAGCACCTAATTGGTGTCATTCACGGTTTTGAAATTGTTGAAAGAATTTTATTAGAGGCAGATGCCGCGCAAGACCAACAGTTGAACGCCGCCGCATCCACCAACAGCGGCATTATGGCTTCGCCCAAACCGCCTCGCCCCACAGTTGTTTGCTTGTGCGGGTCAACACGCTTTTACAAAGCGTTCCGTAAGGCCAATTTGAATCTTACCTTAACAGGTAAAATCGTATTGTCTATCGGTTGTGATTTTAAAAGTGATGATGGACTTGGCCTTACGGTCGCCGACAAAATCCGCTTGGATGAATTGCATAAGCGAAAAATTGATTTGGCTGATGAAATTTTGGTTTTGAATGTTGGCGGGTATATCGGCGATTCGACCCGCAATGAAATTGAATATGCTAAACGCCTTAGCAAACATATTTGTTATTTGGAATAATGCTCGGCGGCTTCATAATGCCGCAAACGTTAGCTGCAATTTTTGCGGCTCTTAAATTATAGGCGGCGGCGGAAGCGCACGTCGTGTGCGCAACCGCAAACAGCATCTAACAACGGCAGTACGCCATCTGCAAAGCCAGACGGCGTACATGCCTGATACGTTATGCGAAGCAATTTAAAAGGGGGAAAAATGAAAATTGAAATTAAAAGTTGGATAACTAACTCGATTCTATTTTTTCACGATTGTGAAAATAATACAATCAAAATTACTCTGGAAGTTGGAATTAAAGTGAGGGCCAACCTTTCGAGGGCCGACCTTTCGGGGGCCGACCTTTCGAGGGCCAACCTTTCGGGGGCCAACCTTTCGAGGGCCGACCTTTCGGGGGCCGACCTTTCGGGGGCCAACCTTTCGGGGGCCAACCTTTCGAGGGCCAACCTTTCGGGGGCCTACCTTTCGGGGGCCAACCTTTCGGGGGCCGACCTTTCGGGGGCCAACCTTTCGGGGGCCGACCTTTCGGGGGCCAACCTTTCGAGGGCCAACCTTTCGAGGGCCTACCTTTCGGGGGCCTACCTTTCGGGGGCCTACCTTTCGAGGGCCTACCTTTTGGATAAAGAAAATCCGATTGAAGATATAAAACAGATCGGAAATATTGGTTCGAGGGGTGGTTTTACGATCTGTTTTAAATTGAAAAAATCCATAACGATTAATTGCGGTTGTTTTTGGGGTTCCATCTCGGAATTCGAGAAAAAAGTTAAAGAAGCTCACGGCAACAATGAACATGGAAAAAACTACAAAGCCATGATAAAATTTATCAAAACAATCTGGAAGGGGGAAAAATGAGATTTCTTGTAACAAATAGTTCTTTGTCCGCATCGATCGAACCTTTTTTTAAAACCGTCCAGGAAGCAAAAGCCGAAGCGGAAGCGTTGGCAAGCGGCCACCCAGGATCAGAATCGACCGTCTTTGCCGAAATCTGTTCGTGCAAAAGCGAATCGCTTATTACCTGGGATAAGCCCGCCGAAATGCAAGACTGCGACGAGGGGGGCGAAGATGCCAAATAAAAAGCGGAGCCCCGAACATGACTTGCAAACGGCAATATTTGCCTGGGCGGGAATGCAATCGGGAAGTTGCCCCGCCTTAAAATATTTATTCGCTATTCCGAACGGCGGGCAACGCCACCCCGCCGTCGCTATGCGATTAAAATCCGAAGGGGTTAAGCGGGGCGTTCCAGATATTTTTCTCCCGCTTCCTGTTAATAATTATCACGGTCTTTTTATGGAAGTTAAAATTTTTCCGAATAAGTGTACCCTGGAGCAAAAGGAATTTTTAAATTTCCTGGACATGGAAGGCTACGCAACTATCGTCGTTTATTCTTTGGAGCAAGCAATCCTGGCATTCAATAAATATTTTGCGGGGGGCGTATGGGAAACGAAGTCATTGTAAGCCGAATGATCGCCTATCAACTCCAGATTGTCGACCGCCTGGATTCGATCACCTGGGGGGTTTTCGTTTGCTTCCTTCTTTTATGCGTAATTCTGTTTAAAATATTTAGGGGGGAAAATGGAAGATAAAATTAATCCGTGGTTTATTGGGCTCGGTGCTTTTTGTATTCTGGGCTTTGTTTTTCTCGCATGGAGCTTTGTTCGAATGGCGAAGAAAAGCGAGGACGACGAATAATGGCGAAGCTTTTAACGGGGGCGATCTGGGGGTTTCTTTTCGGCTTTTATCTTGCATCTTATTTAATCCGTGGCGACATATATTGCGAGCTTTCGATCGTCTGGGGGCTCGGAGCGATCGGGGCCTTCACGCTGATTTTTCAAATAGTAAAAAATTGGGGGTTATAGAATGACGGGAGAGATAGCATATAAAAAAGGAACGGGCTTTGAAATAAACGAAATTCAGTTTTCGATATTTCAAAAGCTTGGTTATTCCCTGGACGACCTGGAGCTTATCTTCGGCGGGAAGGTCGAAACCCTGGAAGAATTCAAAAGCTTTCCGCCTGAAATGGTGATCCTGGGCGTGAAAAAAGACATCGATTGCTCTTTCGATAAGGGCGGGTTCAAACTGAAAATGTCGAAGGGCTCCGAATGGTTCGTCGATCTCCAACATTTTATGGAGCTTTACGACCAGGTGGGCCATTGCATTATTCCCACCGATAAGATGCGTCGAAAAATAAAGCGATACCGTGGGGAAGACTTATCGAAAAAAATTTTGCTTTATTGGATGTATGGAATAGGGCTCGGCGACATTCTTTTTTCGCAACCGATTTTACGCTTTTTAAAAATGCGTTATCCTTCCTGTTATATTATAGCGGGAATTCCTTTGAACGCCCGCCCGCTATTCGAACGGCAAAGCATAATCGAAAAGCTTGATATTCCTTTTGTCGATGAAATTATAAACGTGCCGTTCAATGCGAAATTTTTTTATAGGGCCGATTATCACCTGGCCTTCGATTCAATTATCCTAAAATGCAAAGAAGCGGAAACGGAAAATATATACAAGCTTTTTAATCGGTGGGCGAATACGGGAATTCCCGATATTTGCTTGAACCCTTCCCTGGCTCCCGATCCTTCCAGGGTGGCCGAATTCAAAAAGCTTTTCCAGGGGCTTACAGTTTTCAATCCCACCCGCCCCGTTTCCGATTTTATTCTCGTTCAACTGAATTCGAATTCCATAATTCGAACGCCCCGCCCAGTGTGGAAACTTGCCCTTCTGGACAAGCTTTGCGAAGCCCAGAAAAAGCCGATCGTAATTTGTGATTCTCCAGGGAAAGCAAAAGAAAACGATTTTCTTGTTCAAAGTTGCAAGTATAGAAATCGGGTTTTTAATATTTCGGAAGCTTCCCGTTCCGTGGCTGATCTTGTGGCCGTCGCTTCCCTGGCTTCCGCTTGCATTTCGGTAGATACGGGTACATTGCATATTGCGAACGCCCAGGGCGTTCCTACCTTTGGAATCTTCGGGGCCTTCCCTGGGCGGATTCGATGCGGAACCTACCCGCTCGCTCGGTGGATCGATTCGCCCGCTTCCTGTGCCCCCTGTTGCTCCCACGGCTTTGAGCCTTGCCAGTTTGCAAGAGAGGAATTCCCTGTTTGTTATGATGCAATCGAGATCGATTCGCTTGTTGAAAAAATAAAAACTTTCGTTCATGCGGAAAAGGGGGAACCATGCAAAATTTGAACGAAGAAAATCCGTTCGAGGATTTAAGCCGAAATATAGAGGAAGAATACAATTCTCCATGTGATTCTTAGGGAAAATATGAAAATTAAAGAACTATTCCAGGCGATTCTCGGCATCACGGAATACGCCGAGCGGCGGAAGCTCGCCCAAAAATTCCGCATCGAAGCGAGCGAACTTGTCGGGATAATTAACGCTTATCGGAACGAAAGATCGGAAATAATAAAAGAACAACGGATTCAAACGGTTTGCGTCCTGGCCGATAATTTTTCGAAAACCTGTCGGGAGCTTGTCGTGGTGATCGGCGAAAACGAAACTATAACAAAATATGCAACAAATATTTTCGAATGCGTTTCCGATATTCTGGTGGGCCGCTCCACCATTCGAGAATTAAAAGAAACCCTGGGCGATCCATTCGAACGGGCAACGGACGATTTCGAGAGCTTCAAAACAAAAGCGGTGGAAATGATAAAAGAAATGGAAAAATCCACCCAACTTCAAATTGGGAACGATCCGTTCGCTGAAAAGCTTAACGGGAGCCTGGCTTCGCTTCTGGAATACTCGAAGCCGATTTCGAACGCAATTTTTTATAGCAAGGCGAAACAGATAGGGGGCGGGAAATGATAAGACTCCCGACCGTTACCCTTTTGCTCGCCGATTGCTTTCGGCACGAAGCTAATATTCACGCCATAGAGGAATGTTTAAAACATTGCGAATTCGGAGCGGTGAAATATTTAACGAATATAAAAACAAATTCTCCGCATAAGATCGATATTCCCTATATCGCAAGCGGGAAAGAATACGACGATTTTTGTTTTAATCACCTATGGAGTTATTGCGATACTGAATTTATGCTTTTAATTCAATGCGATGGTTTTATCGTGAATCCGAAAGCGTGGCACAAAGAATATTTGCTCTACGATTGGATCGGGGCCCCCTGGTGGTATTCGGAGCGGAACGTAGGGAACGGGGGCTTCTCGATCCGCTCCCGCCGCCTTATGGAATATATCGCAATGCACCCGAAGGCCCTGGAGCTTTGCACAAACGAGGACGACGAAATTTGTCGGCAAAGATACGACGAACTTATCGGCCAGGGCTTCACGTTCGCACCGGAATTTATCGCTCACCTTTTCTCTTGGGAAGGAAACGGGAAATATCCCAACTATGAAAACCAGTTCGGCTTTCATGGAAAAAATAACCAATTTTTCAAATAGGGGGTTTTATGTTCAAGAAAGAAGTGGTCGAATTGTACGAAGCCTTTTCCCGCCTGGGGAAAATCAAATACGAAAAGAGCCCGTCCTTCCAATGGTTTTACGGCGTTTCAAAAAACGTGAATATTTTGAAAAATGAATTTAACGAAATAACGTCGGCGGGGAAATTTCGTGTTGAAATGGAAAACGAGCAAAGGAAGCTCGGCCTGGAGCTTTGCGAAAAGGACGAAAAAGGAAAGCCGAAAGTCACGATCGACGGCGGTTTCGAGCTTTTCGAACTCGGGTCGAATGCCGAAGAATACAATCGGCGGGTGGAAGTTTTGAACGAAAAATATAAGCCCCAGGTGGAAGGCTTCGAAAAGTTCTTGAAAACCGAATCGACGACAAATAGCCTGTATTCGATTTCGAGTCGAGAGATTCCTTCGCCTTGTGGGGAATATGCGGGGGCTTTCCAAAATATCCTGTCTACGATCTTCCAGGCTATAAAATACGAGGAACCCTTATCGGAAGCCAAAAAATAGACGATCTGCCCGCCTACCCCCCCCTTTTAGGGGGTATCCTGGGCGAATTTAGGGGTTATTTGGGGGCGGGAAACCGCCCCTTTTCATTGGATAGGGAAAAAATTGCCGTATTTGGGCTTTTTAACCGTTCCAAGTATCCCAAAGCTTCCACCCCTGGGCGATCCCTTCGGGGCCAGTAAAATAGGCTTCCAGATCGCCAGGCGAGCTTTCCGAAGCTTCCTTCGCCGAAGTTTTAACCTGGGCACAAGAAAAGGCGGTTACGGAGAGCTCGGAACAAAAATCTTGGTTTGCGTCGTCTTTTGTGCGAAGGCGAAGCCCGAACCAGGAGCCCGCTATTCGCTCAAAAAATTTTCGGATTCCACTATAATCATATTTTGTGCCAACCCTGGAATAAGCGTAAAGCTTTATTAACTGGAGTTGCTCGACCGTCAAATTTTCATTATAGAAAAACTTTATTCGGTTTTTTTTGTTGAGCCTGGAATCGAGCGTATCAATACAAACACCCTTTGCTTCCGCTTCGATTGTTTCGTGCTTTCCAGAACCGAAATAAATAAGGGCGTGGTTGCTCCAGGATTTCGTAAGAAATCGGATTGCAAAAGAGATCACCGAAAATTCAGAATGGACAAGCCCGATAGAGCCAGGCGGAAGATCGGATATATTTTTCATTTTTTTACTCCCGCAATTCGAAGTGGAAAAGATCGTTAAAAGTTTGATCGGAAAAATCGAAATCCATGTCCCAATCGCCGCCCCACCGAAAGCCGATTTTTATTCCGTAAATTTTAGCGATCGCAAAAACGATACCCGCAAAGAAGCGACAAAGCTTTTCGTTTTCGCTCGGCTTCCCGTTTATGCAAGGGGCCACATCGACGGCAAAGCTCGGTTCGTGATTGTGCTCGCCCAGGGGCCAGTCGAGTTTAGATTTTCCCTCTATGAAAGCCTGGTGCTGTGCTTCTTTTCCCCTATGGCCGCATAAAATTTTACAATCGAATATCTTTACAACTTCGAGGAAAACTTTTTGAATCCTGGGGTCGCACGTTTTCAATTTCTCCAGGGAAGCGTTTGAAAAATTCGGCATTTTCCCCCCTTTTAGGTTGACCACGTATCTATGGTTTTCAGTTCGATATATAAATCGGAATCCGTTATTCTTCCCGCCGTGTCGTAAACATCGACCTTGACTAAAGCCTTAACCGAGCTTGTCGCCACGTCGGAAGCCTTGACGAGCGTATATCTTGTTTTCGATGCCGAATTTCCGTCGAACATAATAAAGCCGTCCGTATTTGAATTGTGCCTTATGCGGAGCCGAGAGCCGTCCATTCGACCGCTTCCCCCGAACGAGCTTCCGCCGATTCTCATTCCGATTGAATCCATTGAAAGCAACGGATCGGTACCGCCAACCTTAATATCCGCAAAGCGGGCGGTACCATAGGCGGAAACTTTCAACTGAAAATCGGTCGGGTATGAATCGGAGCCGAGAATAAGTTTGTGCATATTCCCGCCATAAACAAGGCCCTGGAGAATTGCGTCGCCGTCGTCTCGCTCCCAACCTAAAATTGTGCCCGATGTAAAAGTTCCACCGCTTACTCCGTGTTTTTGAAGATATAGACAGGTGATATTTGCGGGCTTCGATACCATAGCGGTGCTAATTGCTACGGGCAAAAGGTGGATTTCGCTCGGTGTCATTTCCATATACGTTGTCGAGCGAATCCTGGTTGTGGCGAGGGGAACGCTTGCATCATACGAGAAATAATAATCGATCGGATAAGTATTGTCGCCAATGTAAATTTTGGCAATCTTCCCGCTTCCCGCTATATATTGGGAAATTAAATCGATCGAGCCAGATTCCACGCCGATCGCTGTGTCCGTCTGGAAGGAAGCCCCGCTCGCTCCATGTTGCGTTAAATGGAAAAGCGGAACAAGCGGGCTCGTTGCGTTTGATAATGCAAAGGTCGCACAAGAAATATTCGATCCGAAAAGGACATGGGTTGCGGAATCGTAATTGAAATAGGTTGCGTCCGTTGCGATTGCCGTTCCCCCCGCATTTTCAAAGGCGACACCCGTTGCAGTCAATCCTGCAATTTGCATTGACTGAACGGTCAAAACGTGCGTCGATTTATCATAATTAAAATAAGCCGAATCTTCGACGATCTTCCCCGCTGTCGAGGAATCGGTTATCGGAATCGCCTTGACGGGAAAATCAGCCAAATAAAGAAAATAGGTCGAGCCTACAATTAAATTTCCTTGCACCGTCGTTGCGGGAACGAAAAGGCGGGTGCTTGCTATTGTAAAATCGCCCGCCGAATATTGAATATATGTCGCCGTGGTATCGAAAAAAATTGTAGCGAGCCCGCCCCCGCCACCCAACATAAAAGCAACCGAAGCGTTGCTTCTTATTGCCAGGGCGATATTATAACCGGAAGGAAAAGAAGCGGGCGTTCCAGAAACCATATCAAGTTGACAAGCGGGGGCGTTCGTTCCCAAACCGAGATAATGGTAAAAATCGTTGTAATAAAAATTGGAATTATCTTCGGCCAGGACTCCCGATCCACCCATGTACGCAACGGAGCCCGCCGACATAACAGGCACCAGGGAGCCGTTCGAATGCCAGGAACCGTCGTAATAATTTGACGGTGAAAGAACGAAATATTTTCCGTTCGCTTTGAAGGCGACGGTATTTTGATCCGTTTCGAT